CCGCAGATGGGCGCTTGTGCGTTGGCGCTGTTTCGGATTTGAACTTCAACGGATCGGTGAATGTCGATGACGATGGCTTGGTTGCCATCTCATACGTTGCGCCTATCCACAACTACGCGGGCGGCTTGCCGCTGAGTATCGACGGCGAACTGTGCGTCGAGAACGAATACCCGGTCACGTTCACGCAAGGTGTAGGCTTGACCCCTTCGGGTCGCGTGTCGCTGAGCGATCAACTTTACAACAACTTTGCTATTCTGCAAGAGGATGGTTTTGACCTTTTGCTAGAGGATGGCTCGCGTCTTTTGCAGGAAAACTAGGAGCGCATTTATGGCCGACTTACCTGTCTCAGCACTACCTGTCGCAGCAGCAGCGGGAGCGGCTGACCTTCTATATCTGGTGCAAAGTGGCGCATCCAAGCAGATCACGGCGGGCACGCTGTTCGCCATCCCGCCCGCGATAGGCGGCACTTCCCCTGCTGCGGGTGCGTTTACTACGGTGAGTGCGACGGGAAACATAAGCACAACTGGAGCCAGCAGCATATTGCAAGTTTTAGCGGGTGCGAGTGTCCAGATTCAGAATACTGCTGCTTCGGCAAACTGGAACTTTTCAACATCGGGAACGGGGCTGACGTTAGATAGTCCTCAACTCGGCACGTTTTCTATATCCAATCCGGTAGCAATCACCGGCACCCTAAGCACAACCGGCGTTGCAACCTTCGCAGCAGGCACCGTAGCACTACCCTCAATCACTACTTCAGGCGATACGAATACTGGTGTTTACTTTCCTGCTGCGGACACGGTTGGGATTACGGCGGGTGGAACGCAGCGAGGTGCATTTTCCTCCACCGGTCTCGCCGTCACCGGGGCGCTGAGTGCAAGTGGAACTATAACGGCAAACAATGTAACCGCACTGATAGTTTCAAACGGTTATCAAGAGCTATACCGCACCACTAATGATGCTACGTCATTGGCGCATTTGCTTTTTTATCGTGGTAGTGGCGTAGGCGCATCTGCCGGTATTTACACAATTGGAGATGCTGCAAACGGCGTTGCTTCGCTTGGGCTTACTATTAGCGGAACTACTATCGCAGCGATTTCCTCCACCGGCCTTGCGGTAACGGGAACACTCAGCACAACCGGCGTTGCAACCTTCCCCGCAGGCACTGTCGCACTACCCTCAATCACCACTTCAGGCGATACGAATACCGGCGTTTACTTTCCGGCGGCTGACACGGTTGGGGTTACTAATGGCGGCACAGAACGGGGGCGCTTCACTACCACTGGTTTTGCAGTCACCGGAACAGCAAGCGCCACGGGTTCGATAACTTCAGGAACAACGTCAACCGCTGGTTCTATTGTAATTTCTGATAATCAAAATAATGGCTCCAATGTTTTAAACACAATTACGTCAATTGGCATAAATAGCCTTTACTCTGAATTAGCGATTAAGACCCGATGCGCTTCGACTACGGTTCTATCAACGCCGTTTTACATAAACAGTAGCCGTGACATTGGTTTGGGTGGTGATATAACCGCATCGGCTTTGACCGGCGCTGTTTTGGTAATAAGTGGCTCACCAGCTACCGAACGGATGCGTATCGACTCCAGTGGCAACGTCGGCATAGGAACTGCATCACCTTCAGCCTCCGCAATCCTAGACGCACAAAGCACCACCAAGGGCGTGCGGATGCCCAACATGACCACGGTGCAGAAAAACGCTATTGCCTCTCCTGCTGCCGGTTTGATGGTTTATGACACCACCCTTGCAAAGCTCTGTGTTTACACAACGGCTTGGGAAACTATTACTTCAGTTTAACAACCATAAGGAAAATCATGACTACTTGGCTAATCGAACAGATGGAATGTGCCGTTCAACAAGATGGCGAAACGGATGTCGTTATTACCGCAGCATGGCGCTGCAACGGTGAAGAGGTCGATGGTGACAAGACCTACACCGGCACCATCTACGGCTCCAGCACTTTTAACTATACCGGGGGCGAGTTCACCCCCTACGACCAACTGACTGAAGAACAGGTCTTGGGCTGGTGCTGGTCAGGCGGCGTAGATAAGGACGCGACCGAGGCTGCAGTTCAGGCGCAGATCGACGCTTTGATTAATCCTCCTGTTGTTATCTTGCCGCTGCCTTGGAGCGAATGATGGATACCAAAGAAATCGAACTGAAACTGACTGTTGCTGAAGTAAACGGCGTTCTTCAAGCCCTCGGTCAGATGCCGTTTGTGCAAGTCGCTGGGCTGATTAAAAAAGTGCAGGAGCAGGCCGCACCGCAAGTTCAGGCACCTGTCGCACCCGCAGCAGAGTAAGGAAAAGCTGTCGGCGCAAACACCCATCGCCGGCAGCAATCTAATAGGGTGTGAACCCCCAACGAAAGGCACACAATGGAAATCCTCGACTACGATCATACGATTCATACGACAAACAAGGGCGACGAGGCTTTGCTCGTCAAATTCTACATGGATATTCTTCAGGATACGGAGGCCAGCAAGGGAGCAGGTCGGCCGATCTTCAAAGAAGCCGAGTGGATTGATATCCGCATTCCCGGGAATAAAGACAACGTGGTTATCCGCCCTGTGCGGGCGAATGATAAAACGCGCTTTCCGCGCCACTATCAACTCTTTCAGAATCGCATCGCCGGCTCTAAAGAAGAGATGGTCGGCACTCCCCTGACTTTGTGGCCTGTTGTCACGGTCGCTCAAATCAAAGAGTTCGAGTATTTCAACATTCGCACAGTAGAGCAACTCGCTGCAATTCCGGATAGCGCGGCGTCCAAGTTCGGTGGAATTCATCAGCTGAAACAGAAAGCAGAAGAGTATCTTTCGATGGCCGCAAAGAAAGCCCCGCTCGCCAAAATGCGCGGACAAATCGAAGAGATGCAAGAAACGATTGCACGGCTGGAGGCCACGAATAAGGTGCTGGCCGAAAAACTGAATAAAGAGGGGTAATCTTGTCCGATCTGTATAAATACGGCACCATCCTTTCCGAAGTTCAGGATGCGTTGGTGACGTTAAACCAATCGCGCCCCGTTGGAGTTTACGACTCCCAGGATGGCAATGCTATCTTGATGGGTGCGCTGGCAAACCAGATCGGACCCCTCCTTACGGAGGCATTCGAGTGGCAGCAGTTTCGGCTTACGCTGACAGTCACAGGGGATGGCACGACTACAGATTTCCCCTTGCCTGCGGGCCTTGACAAGATCACTAGCGACACAGGTTGGAGCCAGACAAATCGGCGTCCTGTGCAGATACTCAGTGCTCAGCAGTGGGCAGCGGCGCAGGCGTGGATCGGACAAACTCCATACATCACCCCTGCTTGCAGGATGTCTAACAATGCGCTGGAATTCATCTCCGCCCCCGCGCTCGCCGAAATTATTACGTTTGAGTATGTGACGCGGAATTGGGTTCTTGACCAAGACGCGGTCACAGTGAAAGAGTCTCTAGTCTACAACGCTGACAAACCCTTGCACGACTCACTTCTTTTTACGTTTGCTTTGAAATTGAAGTGGGCCGAAGTGCGGGGCATGGGAACTCAGTCGTTGCAGCAAGATTTTGAAGACAGGTTCTTACAGATCACGGGGCGTAACACTGTCGCCTCGACTCTGGTTATCGGAGCAGGAAGTATGACTGGCCCGCGTTTGCTCGGGTTGGGAAATATTCCTGAAACAGGCTTTGGTGCCTGATGCTCCGCAGAAAACCTTCCGCGAAGACTAAACAGCTTGACTCTATAGTCAAGCCCGGACCTCTTCCGTCCGGTGGTGTCAACTACCTCAATCTGTTTGAGGGGATGCCCAAGACAGACGCTATAGCACTCATCAATGCCCGCCCTAATGTTCGCGGAGTAACTGTCCGGGACGGGTATCGGGCATACGCCGCAGAACTCCCAGGAGCGGCTGCGGTAGGAACTTTGATGAGTTACTTCCCAGCTTCCATTACTAGTTTTCCCGGAACGATTGTTGACGGATACATTTTCGCCGCTACGGATGGTGAAGTTTACGATGTATCTGCGGGCGGCAGCGGGCCGTGGACGACTATGTTGGCCTCCCCTGTGACTTCTGATTTTTGGTCATACACCAATTTTCAAAACGCAGGGGGAAATTATCTGCTCGCCTGCAATGCAGATGGCGGATATTATACGCTTGTTCAGTCGTCTCCGGCTGCGCTGACAAAAATTGTTGCAGGCGTCGGGGCAGGGCAGATAAACGGAGTAGATCCGGACTTATTTGTGTTCGTAACAGAGTGGAAACAGCGGGCATGGTTTATTGAAGCAGACAGCACACGCGCATGGTATCTTCCAGTAACTCAAATCACTGGAACAGTGACGCAGTTTGATTTTGGATCTCATTTCAAACACGGCGGATTTTTGTCGGGGTTGTATAACTGGACGATTGATGGCGGAGAAGGCATTGACGATTATTTGGTCGCCATAGGCAGCGAAGGCGACGTGGTAATTTTCAAAGGTTACGATCCCGATTTAGCAGGAACAGAACCTACTGCATTTCAATTGCATGGCGTCTGGTATGCGGGCAGTCTCCCTGCAGGACGTCGCTCTGCAAAAGCTATGAATGGAGACGTCTACATTGTCACGACGCAGGGCGTGGTGCAGGTCTCCCGCCTAGTGGCGATTGCTAATCTTGAGGGAGCAGGATCTACGGATAAGAGTGCGAAAGTAGGCACATTTATTCGTGATTTAATGAAAACTTATGCTTCGGAAGTTGATTGGTATATTGATGAACTGCCAAGCAGCGATTACATTTTTGTGGGAACCCCTGAAGTTCTCACGAATGAAGGAGTGCGGCAACTCGCATACACTAATCAACAGGGCGCGTGGTCTCTCTTTCAAGACCTGCCGCTGAAGTGTATTCTGGACCACGATCATTACGCATTTGCAGGGTCGATGACAGGAGGGATTGTCTACCTTTTGTTTGACGATTTATTTGACGCAATAGATATCGACGGATTGAACGGCGTGAGTATTCTTGCACGGATAACTCCTGCGTATAGTTCGTTCGAGTTGCCTGCGATGTATAAAGTTTTTGAGATGGTGCGCCCGACACTACTTTACCGATACACGCCTGAGATTTCTGTAAGTATTCTCACAGACTTTAGCTCGCAGGCGACTACCTCGGTAGCTTCCCTAGAGCCCGTTACGGGGTCTCTGTGGGGACAAGCCTATTGGAACGCTGCGCGGTGGTTCGGCACGTCCACACCCGTTCGTAAATGGATAGGAGCTCCGGGTGGAGGATACTCGGCGACAGTTCAAATCGATCTTGAGACGCCCGGAGGAACAGAACTTATCAGCCTTGACTGGTGGTTCCGGCAGGGAGGCCCGTTGTGATTGTTACGCCTAAAACTTCGGAACAACATGAAAAAATGCTCCAGCTGTTGAGCGAGGGGGCTGGGATTATGCCTTCTTTAGAGTTAACAATGATCGGGTGGGTGCGAGACGATAAATTAGTCATGGTTGTGGGGCTAGACTCAGTTGTTGGGAAAACCTGTCGCATTCACGTAAGTATGGCAGAAGGATTTAACCACACGCCGAAAGCTATGCTTCAGGCCGTGTTTGATTTTGCTTTCAATGAAGAGGGTCATGCGATGTTAGTGGGCATTGTCAACAGCAAAAATGAAAAAGCGATGCGTTACGACTTGCATCTAGGATTTATTGAGCACACGCGTCTGCCAGAAATGCACGACAATGGCGGGGACATCGTCGTGTTGACAATGACTCGCGAACAGTGCAGATACCTAAACATGAAGGAGGCAGCATAATGGGCGGCGGAAAAGGCGGCGGCGGGGGCGGTCAGCAAGCGGCAGCACAGGACTGGACGAACACGCAAGAAGGGTGGCAGCGACAAACAAACGCGAATCGTCCAAATATTAACACTCCGTGGGGGCGGCAAACTTGGACAGATAACGGCAATGACAACTGGACGCAAAATATAGAACTGTCTCCCGAAGAACAAGCATCGCTTGATAGCCAGCAACGCGTCACTATGGGCAGGAGCGAAGCGGCAGAAGGGTTGCTCGGGCAAGCGACAGCTGCTTTCAACAAGCCGTTCAATTGGGACGCTGCGCCCAAAGCCGGTTCTACCGAAGGCATGGATCCGCAAGGAGCGCGGGACCGCGCAGAGAACGCGCTGTGGCAGCGTCAAATCTCAAAATTGGAGCCGGAACTTACCCAGAAAGAAGATGCTCGCCGCACACGTTTGGCGAATATGGGCATTGCGCCTGAGGGAGGTAGCGAAGCGTGGAATCGCGCTGATCAGTCGATGAGTAATTCGCGTAACTCAGCGTATCAAGACGCCGCATGGCAGTCCATCATTGGGGGAGGCGCAGAAGCAACGCGCGAACAGGCAATGGGCATCGCGGGGGCGCAAGAGCAGGATCGCCAGCGGCAAGCCTACATTTCAGGCGAGGCCCAGAGACGCGGTATGAGCTTGAACGAGTTGAACGCTCTGCTCACAGGCCAGCAGGTGAATATGCCCGGAAATATGCAGGGCGCGCCGAACGCGACTGCCAGCAGCATGGGCAGATCGGATTTCTTAGGGGGCGCTGGTCAAGATAAAAAGGCGGGAACTGATTGGGGCTCTGCGGTCGGGGGCGCAGCTTCCCTAGCAGCTATGCTTTCTGATCGCCGTTTAAAATCTAACATCCGGCGTATTGGGACGCATCCTAGAGGCGTTGGTATCTACGCATACGACATATTCGGCTCGCGTCAAATAGGTGTGATGGCGCAAGAACTCTTGACCGTTGCACCGGAACTTGTTGTTCAACATCCGTCAGGCTACCTGATGGTCAATTACGGAGGCCTGTGATGGCACAACTCACGCAAGAGCAATTAGAAGCCCTCATCGCTATGCAGGATATAGGCGGCATGGAAGACGAGCAAAGCCGTATGCTGAATATGGCGCAGGGTCTCCGTCAAACAGCAGGAGGGACGCGGGGCAACGACAAAGGTTCAAACATCGGTCGAGCGATGTATGGCATCGCAGGCGCGATGGGCGACTATAAAGCCGGAAAGATGGCCCCCGGAATAAGCAGCGGACGTCAAGGCATTATGTCCCAGCTTATGCGCGGCATGAAAAAGCCTGTTTCCAGCACGGGCGCTCCCAGCCCGTTCAATCCTCAGGACGATTACGTATATGAGTAGCGAAGAAGAGTTCGCCCGCATACTAGCGGGCATTCAGCGTCCAGGACGTCCTGACGTTGGACAGCTCTACAGCAAGCTGGCTGATCTTACGGCCACGCCTGTAGACTTGTCCCCGCTGAAGGCCGTTGCTGCGGCGAACCGCGAAGGCTCCCAGCGAGACTTCCTTGGAGGCATGGCTTTGTCTGCCCTCGGCGGCAAACGTCTGTCCCGCACGGGGCAGGACTTGGCACGTGAAGGACTGGAGCGTGGGAAGCCTCTGCGCCCGAATGCTGCCGACGTGGGATACGAGAATGTGGACACCGGCGAAATGGTTATCAATCCGCTGACCCCGCATAACCAGAATATCCGGTCTACGGAGACGCAGATCAAAGGTGTGGAAGCCGCGACTGCGCGGGAAGACGCTACCGCCGCCCGCATTCTGGCTAATCGCCAGTTGGATCAATCCCGCCAAGACTCGCTCGATCTTCGCAGAACTCTGGGGATGGGACAGCTTGGTCTGGGAAATCGTCGAGTTGATGCTGCAGAAGCCGCTGCCGCTGCGAAAGCCGCACAGCCTCCGAAGGGTCAGGAGCCTCCGGCAGCTATTCAAACGAAACTTCTGGGGAACACATCTAATCTGCAATTTATCGACACCGCGCTCACAGAGGGGCAGGCAAATCCGAAGGCGTTTGGCGCGAAAACGTTCTTGCCGGAGGAGATTCTTCAACGAGTGGACGAGAAAGGTGTCACGGCGCGGGCATTCGTGCAGAACATCGGAAGTTTGAAAATTCACGATCGTTCCGGCGCTGCCGTAACTGCGGCAGAATTTCCTCGTCTGAAGCGGTTTATCCCGATTGCAGGCGAGCCGTGGACTGTATCGAAGAAAAAGCTGGAAGGGATGCGAACGGAGCTTGATGTAATGAATCGCGCCATTGCTGCGGGCTGGCCGACTTCTGCATTGGTCAACAACCTTGATCGGCTGCGCGGGGGCGGACCTCCGCCTGCTCCGATTGCCGCAGGAAAACGGGTAGAAGTCTCTCCGGGTGTTTTCATAACTGAGATTCCGAGTCAATAATGGCGATCTTTGAAATTGAAGCTAATGGGCGGAAATTCCGTGTAGAAGCGCCTGACGCGGCGGCGGCTGCACAGGCGGCTACCGCCTACGCCGTTCCGCCCACCGGCGACCCGCAAAAGCTGTCTGGACAGCCTGCGGCGGGTGCGCCTATGCCTGCGCCCGCCCCCGCTTTACCGATTGTTCCAGAGCAATACCGTGGCGGCAAGGTGCAGATGCAAAACCTTGACAACAGTCTCTCTACTCAGTTGGACGAGGTCCCGTGGTATAAACAGGCGGCGGCTGGATTTGGAAGCGCCCCTGTGCAGGCGTATCAGGGAATCAAACAGCTCCTCGGCGGCAAGGTGGACGAGCGCGACATACGCGATCAGCGGGACATTACATCTACTGGCGCCGGAGCGATTGGCAACATAGCAGGGAACCTCGCTATGCTGGCGGTTCCCGGGGGTTTGGCGGAGAAAGGTGTCCGAGGCGCGGCGATGCTTTTGCCGAAAGCTCTGCAGTTCTTGAAATACGGCACCGTTCCCGCAGTAGCGGCGGCGGAAACTGCGCTCACCCGCCCGACGGTAGAAGGAGAGTCGCGGGGGGAAGAAGCGGCAAAGTCTGCTTTGATGGCGGGCGTCGTGGGAACTGGAATTAAAGCTGCCGGTCGCGCATACACGGGGATGGCTAAATCTTCCAAGCTCGGGAAAGAGCTGATGGATCAGGGCATTCAGCCCTCCGTGGCCGAAGGTTCCGAAGGACTAGTGGGGAAGGCTATTGGGTTCGGCGAGGACTTGCTCAGCACCCTCGGCTACAAGAAAGGTCACAGCCTTGCGAACGAGCAGGCTATGGCGAAGATTAAAGAGGAAGTAACTCCGCTTCTGAAGAAATTCGGGCACGAAGAAATAGTAGAGCCTATCTCACGCAAAAGTGGGTTCTTTGAAAAAGCGCACGAGAACTTCCTCGACTCATATAGTTCGATTCTTGACAACAAGAAAGTCCCGCTGCCCTCTATCTTCCGGAGCACTACGTTGAAGCGGGCGGCAGCGGATGTTCCCGAAGCAGCAGATGAGACAGTGGCGGCATTTCAAAAGCGCATGGCTCAAATCTACACAGGTGCGCGGAAAGGTGATAAATCTGCCACACAGTGGAAAAGCATCCTCAACGATGTGGCACAGGCTCGGCGGGAAGCAATGGAGACCGCAGGCACCGAACGCTCGGCTAAAAATCTAGCTCAACTCTACGGTTCTGTCGAGAAGTCTTTGATGGAACGGGCGCAAAGCTCCAAGGCATTGACCAACACCGAGATGGAAGCATTGGGAGAACTTGGGATTGGATGGGGCAAGTTGAAATTGGTCGAGAGCGCGGCCCTTATCCCTCGCGGAGGCACGGGTGCGCTGGCCGGAAAACCGGGAGAACGTCTGGTTTCGGTTGATGACATCATTACCTCCAGCGAACGCTCTGCTCCGGACGTGCAACGGTTGGGCGAGAAAGAGTTCTTTGCCAAGACTACACGCCCCATGAGCGAGGTATTAGCCCGGAATGCTACACGGGGAACACTCGGCAGACAACTTGCCTATGGCGTCGGTTCTGCAGCAGGCCTCGGCGGGGTCGCGGCTACGGCAGGAATTCCGGTAGCTGCGGGCCTCGGCGTCCCCCTGCTTCTGGCGGGCGCAATCGGGAATACGAAAGCAGGCGCGAAAGTTATGATGGGGAATACTGCCCATCAAAGACGCGTGGCAGAAATGCTCCGGAAAAATATCGACCCGCGCCTAGGAACAATCGCTGCATCCTTCGACACAGACGAGAACGAGGAATAATATGTCACGCGACGTAAACGGTAACTATTCTCTCCCGGCAGGAAACCCTGTTGTTGCAGGAACTCTTGTCGAGGATTCGTGGGCCAACACTACGATGAATGATCTTGCTTCTGCGATGCAAGACAGTTTGTCGCGGTCTGGCAATG